AGTTATCGAAGTTGCTTGACGTTGATGAAGCAAAAGACGGTACGACTAACCTGCACCTTGGCCCGTACCGAGTCAAAGTTGTAAGCAGATTGAACCGCAAAGTGGACAGCGATAAATTGCAAGACGTTGCCCGTGAAGCTGGTTTATCTGATTACTTGCCAACTCTGTTCCGATGGAAGGCAGAGATCAATATGAGTAGCTGGAGAAGTGCTGATGAAAAGATCACGAATCCGTTGCTTGAGGCAATCACCACAGTTCCATCACGTCCATCTTATCAAATTGTTTTTGGAGAATAATCATGAGTACATTAGATTTTGAATCGTTCGATCTAGACGTAGAAGAAAAACAGCAAATCGACACATTGCCTGAAGGCTGGTACGACGCAATGATCGAAAATGTTGAAGTTAGACCCACAAAAAGTGGGACTGGCGCTTATTTTGCGGTAACATATAACATTGTCGGCAATAATTACGCCAACCGCAAAGTATGGGGAAACGTGACATACAAAAATCCTAACGCCACAGCCGAAACAATTGGCCGAAAACAGTTAAGTAAAATGTCAGCCGCAGGCGGCTTGACCTCATTGCCTTCCGATACCGATGAGCTTATCGGTCTAACGATGTCGATTAAAGTTGGAGTAACTCCAGCAACTGATCAATATGCGGCTCGCAATGAAGTTAAAGATTGGAAGTCGTCTGGCGGTGGATCACCACTACCAAAAGCTCAAGAAACCAAATCTAACGCAGCACCTTGGGCTAAACACTAAAACAGGGGGCTTCGGCCCCCTTCCATTAGGAGCATCATGAGCAAAATTGTAGAACGCATTGACGAATACCATGCAAAAAATACTGACACTCAGCGCGGACACATGGGCGGATCAATCCTCGGTCATAAGTGCGAGCGTTATTTGTGGTACATGTTTCGTTGGGCGTTTTCAGAAAACTTTCCTGGCCGCATGCGCCGCTTGTTTCGTCGTGGGCAATTGGAAGAGAGAACGATAGTATCTGACCTCCGAGCAATCAATATCAATATCCGTAACGTTGGTGACAATCAATCTCGCGTTGAGTTTGGCAATCACATTAGCGGTAGCGTTGACGGCATCATTTACGGTGGTGTACCTGGTCATGAAGAGGAAAAGTTTATTGCTGAGTTCAAGACTCACAACAAAAAGTCTTTTGATCTTGTTTCGAGAAAGGGCGTACAGGAAACTAAGCCAATGCACTATGCGCAGATGCAAGTGTATATGAACGGCATGAAGATTCATAAAGCGTTATACGTTGCCGTGTGCAAGGATAACGATGAGATGTACACCGAGATCGTTGAGTACGATGAGCAATTCGCTGAACGGTTATTAAAAAAGGGCGAATTCATTACATTGGCAAATGAAGCTCCGCCAAGATTATCAGATGATCCTACTTGGTTCATGTGCAAAAGTTGTCCAGCCAAACACATATGCCACGAGGGGCAACCGACCAAGCAAGTCAATTGCAGAACGTGTGCGCACTCTACTCCAAAGCCTAACGGCACATGGGACTGCGACAGATTTAAAGCTGAGAATATTCCAGAGGAATTTCAACGCACGGGATGCGATTCGCACGTCTTGCATCCTGACGTTGTGCCGTGGACTCGATTAGAAAGTAGCGATCCGCACGAGGCAGTGTGGGAGATACAAGGAAACTTTATCAGGAACGGAGAGAGCGATGCTAATACATACGCCAGCACTGAATTGGTAAGCAATCTTGATGCATGCCTGAAGCCTGATCAGTTTATGGCGGACTTACGTTTTGATGGCGGAAAGATAATAGGATGAATAAGACATGACATATGAAGTTAGGCAAATATCATATCAAGATACTAAGCCTTTTATTTTAGATATACATTATGCCAAACGTATGCCATCTATTTCTTATGCTTATGGTTTGTTTCTTAACGGAGAACTTGAGGGAGTCGTATCTTATGGCTCTCCCATTTCTCCTCAGTTATGTTTAGGAATAGCTGGAAAAGAATACGAAAGAGACGTAATAGAATTAAATAGACTTGTTCTAAAAAACAACAGAAAAAATGAAGCATCTTTTCTTGTTGGAAAATCTCTTAGACTTTTAGAAAAGCCTAAAATAGTTGTATCTTATGCTGATACTGAACAAGATCACATTGGTTATATTTATCAAGCCACTAATTTTTTATACACAGGATTATCTGCAAAAAGAACTGAATGGAGAATAATAGGACAAAACAAACATAGTAAGACCATTATTGAACAACATTCTTTAGAAGAAAGAAAAGCAAATCCAGATAAATTTTATGTTATTGATAGACCTAGAAAACATCGATATGTATTTTTTATAGGATCGAAAACACAGAAAAAAAAATATTTAAAAAATTTAAAATACAAAATTTTTTCTTATCCAAAAAATGCTTCGTAAGTATCAACAAAGAGCGATTGATCAACTATACGACTGGTTCCGTGCTAACAAGTACGGTAACCCTTGTATCGTATTGCCAACAGGCAGTGGCAAGTCGCACGTTGTCGCGGCGATATGTAAAGATGCAATAACTCAATGGCCTGAGACTCGCGTGTTGATGGCAACTCATGTAAAAGAGTTGATTGAACAGAATGCAGAAAAAATGTTACTGCACTGGCCGGATGCACCGTTAGGAATATATAGCGCAGGAATTGGGCGTAAAGAAGCCCATGAGCAAATCACGTTTGCTGGAATACAGTCTATCAGAAAGAAAGCAGGTGACCTAGGGCATATAGACTTGATGATCGTCGATGAAGCACACCTGATATCGCATAACACCAACACCAGCTACAGAAAACTAATTGACGCTCTGAAGATAATCAATCCAGCGATGCGGATAATTGGATTGACCGCCACTCCGTACCGGCTAGGGCATGGCATGCTTACCGATAAAGGCGGCATATTTACTGCGTTAATTGAGCCAACAAGCATTGAGGCGTTAGTTGAGGATAAGTATCTAGCGCCGCTAAAGTCTAAATTAACTGGCGTACAGTTGAACGTATCTGGAGTGCATAAGCGCGGCGGGGAGTACATAGAAAAAGAATTACAGGCCGCAGTTAACAAAGATCACACCAACAACGAAGCAGTAGACGAAGTTATTAAACTAGCCGGTGACCGCAAAGCCTGGCTTTTCTTTTGTGCTGGAGTTAAGCATGCTATGGCCATCAAGGATATATTGCTTGATCGAGGCATTCAGGCGGAATGTATCACTGGAGAAACTCCCAAACCTGATCGGGAAAAAATCATAAGCGAGTTCAAGTCTGGAAAGATTCGAGCGTTGACTAACGCCAACGTGCTAACTACTGGCTTTGACTATCCAGACATTGATCTTATCGTAATGTTACGTCCAACTATGTCTCCAGGCTTGTACGTCCAAATGGCTGGGCGTGGAATGAGAATTAAAAGCCACACGGATCACTGCATGGTGTTAGATTTCGCTGGAGTAGTTCAAAGTCACGGGCCGATTACTAACGTTAGATCACCAAATAAGCAAAAGGAAGGGAGCGGCGAAGCCCCAGTTAAAGTATGCCCAGAGTGCGATAGCCTGGTTCCTCCGGCCGTTAAAACATGCCCAGATTGCGGTTACGAGTTTCCACCTCCAAAGGAAAAACTCATGAAACTACATGATGTAGATATCATGGGCAAAAAACACAAAATGATATCTATTAGCACTTGGCATTGGTCTAAGCATGTATCTAAGGCAAGCGGCAAGGAAATGATCAAAGTTAGGTATTACTCAAAGCAAATCATGGATCCTATTGTTTCCGAGTATTTTGCGATAATGCACGAAGGATATGCCGGAGAAAAATCACGCCAAAAGATTATTGAGATAGCTCATAAATCAAAGATTGATGCTTCATCAATATTTTATATGGCGGATGATTTAGACGAATTATGTTCAATATTGAATACGGGGCTATGTCCAAATGAGATATCATACGCGCAGGAAGGCAAGTTCTACAAAGTCACTAACAGAGAGTGGGCGAACTGAACACGTTGAACAACGGGAGTTTGTAAGCTGGTTTCGCAAGACCTACAAAGCCAAGATAATAGCGATACCAAACGGCGGCCAAAGAAACATCGTAACCGCCGCACGTCTCAAGGCCGAGGGCGTAACTCCAGGAGTCCCAGACCTATTCGTTCCAGAATGGCTACTTTGGATTGAAATGAAGAAAAAAAGTGGTGGCGCTGTATCCAAAAGCCAAATAGAATGGCACAATTATTTAAAATCTATCAACCAAAGTGTTATGGTGTGTAAAGGGTGCGAAGATGCTCAGTGCCAAGTCGAGAATTTTTTTAAGGAGATGGAGCATAAACATGTCTAAATCATATAGATTTTCAACATATTTGAAGGAAATGAGAACCAAGTACAATATGACGCAGAAAGACTTGGCGGATAAGCTCGAAGTACATCATAAGACTATTAGCAGTTGGGAAAATGGCAATAGTTGCCCGAATATAAATAAAATATTAAAAGCAGAAGAGCTGTTTAACGGCATAGCTCAGGAGCTTACATACGCAGATCCAGAGCATAGCATCGTTGGCGCACATAAGATTAACCTTATCGGTATGGGCGCAATGATTCTACTCATACTATTCTTTGTGGCTATGTACTTTGGATTGGCAGAAGTGCTTGGATGGTGAGCATCAATTTACGCAAGTTTAAGAAGCGCATAAAGCACATAAAGTTTGGGCCATACTATCTGGTGGCCACTGGGAAAGAACGCGCTGGAGAGCCTCTATTTACGTTTATTGACGGGAAAATATATACAGCTTCCGAGGCGCTTGCTTTGGCTAGGAAACATGGTTATGATTCGGTAGAGAGGATTTATGAGGCATTTAATTCTCTCGGATGATTTTCTCCTCCTCCCCTTAAGCCCCGCGTTTTGGGGCTTTTTTTATGGATTCCGTGGTGAATCTAGCCTCTCTTTTGATCCAAGCCTTCGGTATATGCATTTTGGCGTTTGATTCTTTTTTGGATATGGCGGATGCAACGCATATTGCATTGTCGTCCTCGGCCACGATAAAGCCCAAGGTGTAGCAATCGTGTAGCTCAGGCTTTTTGGTTTCTTCCCATCCTGAGTCAGCTACGGCATCCACCCACTCTATATAGATACATTTATGGTCTGTAGCAGTCGACATCTATGTCACAATCCTCAAAATACCTGTCCATCATAAGTTCCTGCATAACCGCATGCCGGATCTCTTCCTTAGCCCGATCAGTGATCAAGGCTGGGCATTGATAGGTTACATTGTACACCGGAGCAGGCCTGGTAGCGTCCAGTACCTTCTTGGCCGCAATGAGGCTACATCCTGAGCAAGCCAGTGCTATAAGCAAGCTCAGGATGCGGATTAACATTACTTTTTCTTTTTGCCAGCCCTACGCTTTACTGAATAAGCGATGGCAACAGCCTGTTTTGGCGGTTTTCCAGCCTTAATCTCAGCTTCTACGTTCTTTTTAAAGGCTTTTTTTGATTTGCTTTTAACTAGCGGCATTAGTATTTCTTTTTAGCTTTGGTTTTCTTGGACTTTTTTTTAGCCATTTTCTTCATCATGCATTCACCGGCGGCCATGCATTTCTTAGGACTTGGGCAAGTTGGGCAAGTTTTCATTTTGTCTCCTTAACGTTTAACTGCGGATGAGCCTACATAGAAACTAAATACCATTATAAGCACTTGGTCGTATGTAGTCCTGAACATGGCCGCGTGTTGAATAATCTTCCACTCAGTCCATGTTTTTGTCGTGTCAATCAGCCCAAATAGATACTTGCCGCCAGACTTCATTTCAACTGGAACTGCAATATCTACTTGCCCAATCATAGGCGCAAGACTGATAACAACCACCATAGCTAGAAAAGCCAAAACCAATATGCGCCTAGTTAAACTCGAAAACTTATCAGAAGTCCTTACCTGAAACTCTTTATTTGATAGCTCTGAATGGACTTTAGCTCGTTCGAGATCGAACGTGAGCTTCTCCATCATCATTTTATGTTGGTCTGCTTTTGCCTTTTGCGCGTTCGCCAGTAAACCGGAGACAATGCCCATGAGATTACCGCCAGCAGCCAATAACACTTCCGGCCCCATTCCAAACATAACCGCTTCCTCTTAAATCGTTTTAAATATCTAATAGCTTTACTTAAACTTTTAGGATTGTCTTTAAAAAGCCCAAGCCCAGTATTACATTTCTGACAAATTAATCCTCTAATTTGATCAGATTTGTGGCAGTGATCAACAGATAATTTGCCTCTATCTGTGTCCTTGCCGTCTATCCCGCAGATCAAGCATTTATTGTCTTGCCTAAATGCTATCTCAACGTAATCTTTAAAAGTAATTCCGTATGCATTCTTATAACGAGAATTACGCCTAGCTACTGGATCAGCCAATTACTTTTTTATTGATCCGCCAATATGTTAGTCATTGCTCGATCTATGCGCTTGTTCATACGCTCTTCAAGCTCTTTCATTTGTGCGTCAACTGACACAACGCGTTCGTCAAACCATTTCTGAGCGTTGACAATTGCCTCTCTATTGCGCTCTTCCCATGCAACTGCATTTTCATTAAATGCCGCCATCCTAGATTCAAACTTAGATTGCGCATCATCTAATGCTTTGCGACTTTTGTCCAAGTTTGCCTGAGACTGCGCATCTACTGATTGCAATCTTTCGTCAAACCATTTTTGAAAATCTTCAACAAGTTTGCGGTTAGAGCTTTCGTTTGCTTTTGATTTGCTGTCTATTTGATTTATTCGATCATCAAAATAGATTTTAGCTTCTGCCAAAACATCACGATTCCTTTTTTCAACATCTCGCATGGCTTTTTCAACATCAGATAAAGCGCTTTCAACATTGATAACATCAGTTCGTAAATCTTCCTTAATATCTCTTGCATAGCTAATTGCCTCCTCTACTTTAATCATAGAAGTGTTTACTTGAGTCTCGATTGCGCCTGGATCAAGATTTCTGAGCTTTGCTTTTAAGCCCTCATAATCTTGCCAGAACAACGCGGCTCCCCAAACGATACCGGCCGCGCTACTAAGCGCAGTCAATACCGCAAAAACTTTTCCACCAGTAAATTTAATACCGCCTACGTTAATTTCTGTACTCATATTGTTCGTCCACCATTTCGTTCCATTTTTTATCGTCTAAGTAAATCGCGCCCCAAAGTCTATCTTTTAGCTTGTTAGTTTCCTTGAGTTCTATAATATCGTAAAACTCAGCATCTTGAAGTTGCGCCACTGCCTCATAGCTTGGCGCTGACATTGACATAACCGCAATAGCTACCGCCTGAGCCTGCGCGTCATAGGCTGAATCAAAGTTGGCGGCAACCTGTTGCATACTCATTTCGGTGATCGTTATGACATTAGACTTAGTTTCAGAACTACCAGAAGAAGATGAATCAGATTCTTGTTGCTCAGATTGCGCCTGCTCAACTTTAGCGTCAGGATCTTGCGAAGATTGCTCTTGCGCCACTTCTGGCTCTTGCCGTTGCTCTGCTGGAGCCATTTCTGGAGTTGGTTGTTGATCTGACATTTCGATCTCAACCACGACCTCTTCTGACATTTCTGGAGACTCCATTGGAGCTATCTCCATGTCTGGCATGCTCATGTCTGCCATGTCCATTGGAGCGTCCATAGTTGTGTCCATGCCAGGCATGTCAATTTCAACAACTATTGGATCAAGCGATGGCATTGTAGTATCAACGCCAACATCCATAGATGGATCAATGCCTATATCTGCAACTGGATCTATAGCTATATCGGAAAAGTCTGGATTGATAATGTCATCTAGCGCTGGATCGGTAACTAACATCTCGGTGTAAGTGTTGTAATCGAGATTGAAATATACGTCTGTAGTTGCGCTGGCGAAGTATCCATCCCATCCGCCTGGATCTTGCGAAGTAAAGCTGATAGTAGCTGTGGTGTAATCTTCTGTGGCAGTAAACGAGAAATCGTAATCCACAAAGTAATCGTTATAGTTTAACGTTACCGTATCGGTGTAAGTGTTGTTGCCGTAATTAACCGTAACGGTAAGAGTATCGTAATAGCTGGTGTCAGCAGTTTGCTCGCACCATGCTCCACTAGGTGTATTGTTACATCCGTATGCGCTCATGCCGTATCTTATATCGCCAATGAACTCATATTGACTTAAATCTATTACCTGAGATACGGTGGCTTCTGTATTGCTATAAACCCATATAACACTGTCAGCGCCAGATTGCCAAAAGTCTATATCGCCGTCGAAAGTCCATTCAGAATTGTCAATAAGATTATCGGTAGTATCTACCGCAAAACAAAAGCTAGGAATTAGTAGCGATAATGCTACCTTTGGCAATAATAAGGATGACCTAAGCATTTTTTATCATCATGCTTTGCTTTAAATATTTCTGATCTCTCAACCTCTTTTGCTAATACTAACTTTTCGTATTCAAGCGCGCCTTCTGGCACTCGATCAAGATTAGCAAGCCATGCTTGTTTTGCGTTTTTGCCAATCAGTCCGTTGATTGGACAGTATGTGCCAGCGTCCCACATTGACTGAAATACTCGATGATCCGCCATACATAATAATGAAACTGCGGCAACTTTCATGCCCATAGCGTATAACTGTTTTGATAACTTTAAGTTTTCACAATTAACGTCACGAATGGTTGTTGCTCCAGATATTCCAAGTATCTGAGTCTGCACTGCACCGGCCACTCCAGTAGTACAGATATCGGTATTGTTTACGATTACGTTTGGAGAATGTGCGCTGTTTACTGTTTTATCTACAGTAGTAGTCCCGACTGTATTTGATGAGCTAGAAACCGTACTAGATACCGTGCTACTTACAGTATCTGTTGCAGTAGAAGTTGCAACTGGGATAGTTAAAAGTAGCGCTAGTAGTAGTTTTCTCATCGGAATAATGGACTCTTAGGTTTAGATTTCTTAGCTATTTTTGCTAATTTTTTACGTTTGCTTAACTTTTTTCTTTTAGGAATTGGTTTTGGTTTTGAATCAAAAGATTTAACTTTGGCCATTACTTGTCAGCCTTTCCGTCAATCTTTGCGTCGATAGCATCTAACTTATCAATAACTCTATCGACAAATCTTTCAAATTCTTGGCGTTTAACATAGCTTCCGGCGACCAACACTTCCACTTCACTGAGTCTTGTTTGAAGCCTCGATTGAGCTTTCTGTATGTCTCGTATAGAACTCCATATGCTGTTTATTAAGAATCCAAGCGATGTAGTGGCTATACCAAAAACCCAATTGAATAAAGTTTGATCCATCAGTATGTTCCTTCCCATACTCTTAATTTACTAAAGTCGCCAGATAGTATCTTGCGCTTAATAACTTCTTTGGCCGCCTCATGATCAGACCAGCTAATGCCAGCTTCCTTGAGCCATTGCGCCATTATATGCAAAGGAATGCGTCCTACCAGTCTTTTATCGCCAGTTTGCCCAAGTCCGGCATCTTTTATTTCCTTGACAGAATC